AAATAGAAACTGAAGGGATAGTCGCTGAAGTCATCGAGAGTGAGTCGGAGGAAGACGTGACTGTCGAAGAAGAAGATATGGGTGAAGACAGAGGTGAAGACGATGACGAAGTAGCAGTTGACGACTGGGAAGGTATGGAGAAAAGGATTAAGAACCTTGAAGACGCAGTTGCCGATCTAAAAGAACGAATGGCTAAAGAAGACGAATACGAAGACGAAGAAGATAAAGAAGAAGAAGTTGAGATGACAGAAGAAGTATCTGAAGAAGCTTCTGAAACGCCTAAAACAGTAACAACTAAAACTACTGAAGTAGTAGAGTTTTCAGCTGAAGACGTGGAAAACTTAAAAACTGAAAATGCTAAGTTAAAAGCTGAACTTGACAAGTCACCAGCTGAAGCGCCTATCAATACTAATAAATTTAGTTCTGATAAAGCTAAACTTAGCAGAAAAGAATACAATAAACTTTCTAAACAAGAAAGATTCTTATACAATTTAAATAAATAATATTAATTAACTAAAAATCAACTAATTATGGCTTTTAATGTGACATCCAATTTTGCGGGAAAGGCAGCGGGATTCTATATATCCGCAGCTCTTAAAGAAGCAAAATCACTTGACTTTCTTACTATGATTGAGAATATCAAGTACAAATCCAACATCCAAAGGATGGCTGGTTCAGGATTAATTCAAGACAGCACGTGCGACTTTACTGACGCTGGTACTCTTGCTTTAACGGAGAAGGTATTAACTCCAAAAAATCTACAAATAAATATTGACTTATGTAAGGCAAATCTCCTTAGTTCTTGGGAAGCTTTACAAATGAGAGCTGGAGCAGGTGCTCCACCACCACCGTCTTTTGAAGACTATGTGATATCTTACTTAGGTGAAATAATCGCTAACGGTACTGAAGGTTCTGTTTGGAGTGGTGCTGCTGCTAACGCAGGTGAATTTGAAGGGTTCTTGACAGCTGCAACGGGTGCTTTCGCAGTAGACGGTACAGTTCACGGCTCAACGGCTTCAGGTGCTTATTCAGCTGCTAATATCATTGCTAACTTACAAACTTTGACAGCTGATATGGCTGCTAATATACCAGCGGTTTTAGGTAAAGAAGACTTACATATCTATATGAACAATAAGACTTACGGTTACTATGTTTCTGCGGTTTCTACTTTAGGGTATGTTAACGCTTACAATATGAACGGTGACTATGAGCCTGTATTCGAGGGATACAAAATTGCTGTATGCCCTGGGATGCCTGACAATCAACTAGTAGCAGCTGAAAAATCAAACTTGTTCTTCGGGACGGATTTGATCTCGGATGCAACTCGAATTTCTATGTTGGATATGAGTGCTCTGGATGGTTCGGATAATATGCGCGTGGTGGCTCGTTACTCGGGAGGAGTTCAGTTAGGAGTTGGAACTGATATCGTACACCAAACATAATAATTAACCTAATTAATAGATGCGAGGGCTTCGGCTCTCGCTTCTTTAACCTTTTAAAAATCAATGACTTATGGCTTGCACGGCACTAACTAAGGGAAGAGGGGTTGACTGTAATAGGATATCGGGAGGAGTAAAGTACATTTACTTCTGGGTACTAGACGAAGCGGCGACTTATGCTTATGACGCAGTAGATAAATCACAAATAGACACAATTAACTTTAACAACGCTGATATATACAGATACACAATGCCAATTGGCGTGTCATCTTTAACAGATACTATCGTTGGTTCTAGGGATAATGGGACTGTTTATTACACTCCAACGGTTCAAGTATTGTTTAACAAATTAACAGTACAAGACCAAGAGGAGATTAAGCTTTTAGCAGCAACAAAAACTAGAATGTTTGTTCAGACTAACCAACAATACACAAACGATCACGATATGATTCTAGCTTGTGGAATGGTTAACGGTATGGAATTAAACGCTGGGACTATTGACACTGGAGCTGCGTGGGGTGACAAAAATGGATACACTCTTACATTCGATGGGATGGAACAAGTACCGACTGCGGTTCTTGAAGATTATACGACATCTCCATTTGACAACGCTGGTTTCACAAACTTAAACAGTATTGTAACTTCGTAATACTATTTGCAACTTTTATATATTCCAGAAGAGGAGTGGCTAATTTGCCACTCTTTTTCTTTTTAGGACAATAAATTCGTACTTTTTATATTATATAGTTGTATGATACAAGCAATCACAAATACTAACTTTACAGTTTATATTCAAACAGAAGACAATCGAATTGACACAAGCGTTACAACTTCTAATATAAAACACTTAGTAAAGTTCACCAATGACATAAGCGGAGAAGTGCAATACGCTTACGCTGCGACAGAAACTATCTTTACTCGATACACAAGACTAGAGTTTAATTATAATGCTGTCCCTGACGTCTTTTTAGGTCGTGTGGACTTAAAACCAGCTGGCTATTGGAAGTACGAAGTCTTTGAAGTTAGTTTTACGACCTTTTCAGCACTTAACAGTTCTTTAGCACCATCAACAGAAAATGCGGTTTTATTGCCTGCGAGTGCTACTCGTGGTGTTGTTCAAGGGCTGGTGACAAAGGGTAAAATGTTTGTGTCAGAACAAAGCGGAACTGAAGAGGTACAGTATTCGCAAAATGGCGGTCAGTTAGTTTCTTTAACTATTGCTTATGGCGGTGCTGGTTATACGTTAGCACCAACGCTGACAATAGTGGGTGATTGTATAACGCCAGCGACAGCAACTTGCACAATCTCGGGTGGTGTTATAAACTCGGTAACAATAGTTAATGCGGGCAATGGTTATACAGAAAACCCGACCGTTACTTTGTCAAGTGTCGGTGAAACCGCAACCGCTAGTATTACAGCTAGCATACATCAAGACAATTATATATATACAGGATAAAAAACAAAAAAAAATTATGGCTATAGAAAATGTACAACAATTATTAACTGAACAATTAGGAAAAAACGGCAATACCGAAGTAGTTACTTCAGCAGCAGGAGTAAGTAGTAAAGACTTTTATTGTGTTTATTTTCCAGTAGAAAGTGTGGTTTCTGCAATTACAGCAGCAGACGCAACAGGTTTCGCAGCACTACAAACGACACTCCCAGCGGGAACGACCTTGTTTATGAACGTGACTGCTTTAACATTAACAAGTGGTATTGCTATTTGTTACAACGAAGGCGTAACTACATAAGATATGTTATCACTAAGTCAAAAATTAAGTCTTAATAGAATAAGACCACAAGGCGGGTGGACTCCTGGCTCTGATAATGTTGTGGCGTGGTATAAAATGGCAACGGGTATTACTTTAAATGGTTCAGATGTAAGCCAGTGGTCTGATAGTTCGGGCAATGGTTATCATATGCTTCAATCAGACGCAGCACAACAACCAGCATATTCAGCTGGCGTTTTAACTTTTGACCCAACTAGCAACGAGTGTTTAGAATTAAGCGGAACTCAAATACAATTAACAGGCGACTTTACCGTTGGTATTCGTTTTAATGTAACTGCGACAACTGGTACGTTATTAGCAGACCAAACAGAAACAGGCGAGTTTTTAAGGTTTCAAGCTAGTAATAAATTAAGATTAAAAGTTGACGGCACTGCACCGCTTGACTTAACACTTAACAGCGGCAATTTTGGCGGTGAACAATATATGGTTTTAACACGTTCAAGCGGAACTGTTAATTTATGGGTAGATGGTGTTCAGCAAACAAGCTCAGGTACTAAAACTGGCACAGCTGATATTGACGCAATTGGTATTCGTAAAACAGACGCTTCTCCTTACGATGGAACTATGAGAGAAGTCCAAATTTATAGCAGCACAAGTGCTGATTTAACTGCTAATGTGAATGCGTGGTTAGCAACTTTATAAAATAAAAATTATGAAAGACAATATAATTAATATTAACCTTGAAACTTCGACAGCTCCGATTATACAAGAACAACGTGGAAAAGACTGGATTGAGTTTGGCACTGAAGACTGGAAAAACCTCTATCCTCAGTTCATTATAGACTTGTATTACTCGAGTAGTATATCGGCTGCAATTATCAACGCAACCGCTGAATACATCTCAGCTGAAAACTTAGTGATTGAAGACGAAGACGACAGAGATAACGAAGCTCGTATTAAGCTTCAAAACTTTATGAATAGAGCTAATGGTTCTGAAAGTCTTCACGAAGTTATTAAGAAAATAGCTTTTGACTTCAAGCTTCAAGGGAGTTTTGCTCTTAACATCGTTTGGAGCAACGACCGCACTGAAATTGCGGAGATTTATCACGTTGGAGTCGAAAAAGTAAGATGTGCTAGACCTGACGAGTTTGGAAAAACTAATGGTTATTACATATCGACCGACTGGAGCAATACAAGACAACACAAACCTTATTACGTTCCAGCTTTTAATGTTAACGACAGAACGTCACCAAATCAATTATTATATTCAGGTCTTTATTCGCCTAATATGAACTCCTATTTTACTCCTGATTACGTTAGTTGCAATAACTGGGCGTTAATTGACTCTAGAATTAGCGAGTTTCATCTCAACAATATCAGTAATGGATTTGCGGGAAGCTTTATGATATCCTTCGCAAATGGGATTCCCACACAAGAAGAACGTATGCAAATAGAACGAAGCTTGACTGATAAGTTTTGCTCAGAAACCAACTCGGGCAAATTTGTACTTACATTCTCCGATGATAAAACAAGAACGCCTGAAATTACACCTATAAGTTCTAGTGATTTGGATAAGCAATATCTCGCACTCCAAGACCTACTTACTAGAAATATACTTTCAGGACATCGTTGCACGTCACCTATGCTTATGGGAATTAAGTCTGATACTGGTCTTGGTAACAATGCGGACGAATTGAACTCCGCAGCAAATTTCTATCTTAACACTGTCGTTAAAGGATTCCAAGACCAAATAGTAAAAGTATTAAGAAAAATATTTCAAGTTAACAATATGGATATGCCAGTTCAATTTGTTCAGCTTAAACCGATAACAACACGCTTTACAAATCAAGACCTTATGGCTGTGATGACGCAAAACGAAATTCGTGAAGAACTAGGGCTTGAACCACTAGAAGAAGAAATTGAAGTTCGTGAAGACTTCAGCAAAGTTGGTATGATAGATGGTAAACCCGTTTTTAGTACAATAGAAGAAGCTGAAGCTCACGCAAAGACTTTGGGATGTACTGGGTATCACGAACACGAATACCCAAAAGGAAGTGGCAAAACCGCTTATATGGCTTGTGAAGGACATTCTGAAGCGACAGAACTACACAAGTTTATTCAAGAATTTGGTGAAGAAGTTTCTGACGACTGGGAATTATTAGAAGAAGAAATTGTGGATGGCGAACACCAAGACTTTAATTTTGAAAAAGAATTGAATAAAATAACTAACGAAAAAATTCAATTGAATGACGCTAAGTCAATTACTGCTAGACCAAACGCTAGAAGTGAACAAGATGGTGTCAATAAAAGTTTTAACGATTATTATAAAGTGCGTTACGTTTACACTACAGACAACTTTTTAACCAACAAGTCGGGTACGTCAAGACAATTTTGTGAACTTATGGTCGGTGCTAACAAAGTCTACAGAAAAGAGGATATTGTAAACGCTAATAGTCAAGACTTGAATCCGGGCTTTGGTCACAAAGAATACGCTTATTTAGATGGTGAAAAAGGAACGTATAATTTATTTTTGTTCAAAGGGGGACCGCAATGCAGACATTTTTGGATGCGTAGAATTTACAAGACATCTTTAAGAAACGCAAAGAAACCGATTGTAGACGCTGAAGTAATATCTTACACAAAAGCGTTGTCTGAAGGTTTTACGATTAAAAGAAACGACAAGCTGGTGGCAATACCACCACAAAGAATGAAGAACAAAGGGTATTACCCTTCAAACTAAAAAATTATGTCAAATTATATCTTATATATTTCAGAACTAAAATTGAAGGAATCCACTGCTATAAACCTTAACGTGGATGTCAATTTGCTTCTTCCCTATGTACGTCAAGCACAAAAGCTTTATGTAGAACCAAAACTAGGAACGGAGCTGAACAACAAATTAAAAAACGATATTGCAGCGGGTACTTTAGCTGGTGCTTATAAAACACTTGTTGACGATTATATTTCGGATATGCTTCCGAACTGGGCTTTTTACCACTCAATACCATTTTTGCGTTTCAAAATCGAGAACGGAAATCTTTATTCCAAAACCTCTGAAACTGGTACGCCTTTGACAATTGAAGAAAGCCAACATCTTAGAGAGGAGGTCAGGAATACAGCTGAATACTACACTGAAAGAATGATTGATTATGTTAAGAACAACACGTCAAGTTTTCCTGAATATTCAACGAATAGTGGTGCGGATATTTCTCCTGACTCCAACGCATATTACAACGGGATGAACCTTGAAAGACCAAAACAACAAGGCACTAGAATTACTTTAAGAAATTTTTTAACACCTGACTTAACTTAATGAATAAACGTTACAAACCAAAAAAGAAAAATATAACTAAGCTTAAATCCTACTTGGATAAGAAGCCAAATACAAATAAAAATGAACGACCTAAAAGACACAATACAAGTAGGGTTAGCTAATGGTTCTGCTATTGGTTTTAGTATAACTGATTGCAACGAAATATTAACTTTTGTATCCTTAGTTTTAGCAATAGGATTTACAATTTATAAATTTATAAAATATGAAAACAATAATTTGTAAAATAATAAACATAATAACAGGAAAAACAATCTGTTTGAATTGGTGTAATAAAAACTGCAAGTTTGATAAAACTATATAAATGGCTAAAAAAGCTATTACGAGGGCTTACAAGCCATCAAAAAAGAAACGTAAGGGTGTACACTCAAAAAACGCAAGTAAAGGACAAAGCGGCTTTAAACAAGCTTACAGAGGACAAGGGCGTTAATCTTTTACTTATTAGAGATACGTTTACCGACAAGTCTGTTATGGGTGAACTATTTGTTAATGGTGAACGAATATGCGACACCCTAGAGTTGCCGTGGCGTGATAATAAAAGAAGTATTTCTTGTATTCCAGCTGGTGAATATAAAGTTCGTTTTAGATACCCTAGAGAATCGGCAACACGAGATTATTTACACCTATTAATAAAAGACGTACCTAACAGAGATTACATCTTATTTCATAGAGGTAACACCGCAAAAGATAGTAGGGGTTGTGTGTTGGTAGGTTTTGCTAATCAACAAGACTTTGTTCACAATTCAACTTTGGCAATGGATTTACTTATGAAAGAATTAATAAATTGCGGACACGCAATAAAGAATATCAATTTAATAATCAAAAATAAATAATTATGACTGACTTTTTAAACAAGTATTTAGTAGGACAAATGTTGAAATCCAAGAAATTTTGGTATACCATAATCGGTGTGTTAACTACTTTATTATCAGACACTTTCGGGTTAAATTCTGACGAAGTAAACAATATACTAATGTCTATTGCCGCTTTAGTTCTTGGACAAGGGTTTGCCGATGCTAAAAAGAAATAATAGATACCGACTAAAACCACACGAAATTGTGGCTTTAAAAAAGATGCGAGAAACCGACACTAGAAATATTCTAGTTGTCGGAGACTTGCATTGTCCATTTGACTTAGAAGGGTACTTGGAGTTCTGTTTAGAACAATACGAAGCGTTCAATATTAATCACGTTATATTCATAGGAGATATTTTGGATAACCACGCCTTCAGCTACCACGAAGCCGACCCCGATGGTATGTCAGCTGGCTTAGAACTAGAAAAAAGTATCGAAAAAGTTTCACACTGGTATAGTGCCTTCCCTGACGCAGACGTTTGTATCGGCAATCACGACCGCCTTGCTGCTAGAAAGAGCTTTACAGGTGGTATTCCTAAAGCTTGGATAAGGTCTTACAACGAAGTATTAAACACGCCAAACTGGAACTGGGTTGAATCAGTAGTTTACGATGACGTGCTTTACGAACACGGAGAAGGCGGTCAAGCACAAACAAAAGCAAAGAATAACCTAATGTCAAGCGTTTGCGGTCACACACACACAGAGGCTTATTGTAAGTGGTTTGTTGGCAAGAGATATAGAATCTTTGGAATGCAGGTAGGTTGCGGTGTGGATGCTTCTACTTATGCTGCTGCTTATGCTAAGAACTTTAAAAAACAGGCTATTGGTTGTGCAGTCATACTTAATAACGGAACACTACCTATTAATCTATTAATGCCGCTATAATGACCGAAAAACAAACAAATATACGTCTATTTATATTGTATTTTTTAATCATTTTTACCATTCTTTTGCTTAATTTATAAGTTTTTTTAAAAAAATTTACTAGATATAAAAGCATTTTTTTTAATATTTTTTGTGAATAAACTTGTTTATATCGTTTTTTGTTGTATCTTTGTACCATAATTAAAAACAAAGAAAGTGAAATCTGAATTACATAAAAAAATAGATACTCTAATAGAAAAAGGTAAGATATACGAATACTCTAACAGATGTTGGTTTACTTGTTATATGACTTGGTTAAAACTTAAAAAAGATGAAAAATTAAGAACCAAAATAATAGAGGGCAAATATACAGGTTGGGGTACTCATTATTGGTTAGAGATAGATAACAAAGAAATATGCGACCCTCACTATAAATTAACTAATGGAGATTTGGATTTTGACTTTGATTGGGATGGAAATTTCTTATCTGATAGTTATAAAAAAGAAAAAAGCATAGACCCTTATAAACTTAAAATAGATAAAGAATCTCCTGAATTTAGACCATCTTATAATTGGTTAGGAAAAGAAAGATGGAGTAGGATATGGGATTTACAACAATAATTTAACAATTAAAAACAAATAAAATGAAAACAACAGAATTAAAATTAACAGAAAAAGAAAAACTACAAAAATGGCATATAAGTCATTTAAGACAAGAATGGGAAAGAGTAAACAGAACAGAATGCCCAAAGAATATGAGAAAGGTAGAATTAATAAATAACCTTATAAGAAAATAAAAATAATAACTAAAAACAAAATAAAAGTGAAAACAAATTATAAGATTACAAACAAAGTAAGCGGTAACACGCAAGTTATGAATCAAGAAGAAAAGGATATATTCTTTTCTTACAGCAAAACTCAAATGTCAAACTGGAATAAGTATGGCAAACGTAATATGATAGGTGATTATTATATTGAAGAAATTAACTACTTAAATAAAATACCTGTTTGGCTAATAACAAGTGTATTAATTGCAGCTACTATTTGCTCTATGTTGCTTCACATACAATTAAACTACTAATTATGAAATTACTAGCACAAGACTTTTATTTTTATAATAACGAAATTTATAAGACAATTGAAAAACTTTCACCTGACGGCTGGTTTACAGACTTAGCGAAAGTAGAACCAAGTATAAGAATCTTTGGAACGCAAGAACAAATAGACAAAGCACTAGACAATTATATAAAACTGACAGAACTTAATTTAAACGAGGGGTTTGATTTTAAAGTAGAACCAAAAGGCTCAGAGTGGTACGAACGAACCACAAGAAGGTTTGGTGAACAAGAAGCTATTAAGCACAATAAGATTGTAAAAAAGAAACTAAAAGAATACAAGGAAATATATAATAAAATGAGTAATAACCTAGCACTAATAACAACGATATGACACCTATACACTTAGAAAACGAATCAGAACAAGAAATTACAAAAACAACTGAAGAAAATCAAAATGAACAAAGCATTTTTGACGTGCCTGAATCAACTCTAGTTGACTTAGAAACACAAGAAGAAGAAGAAGAAGACCATATTCACAAAAGAATGAACAATATACACACGTTTCACGAACACGAAGGAGAACTTGCTCTTGGTGGAACTGACGAATATGGCAAAGAGTTTACTATTTGGTTCGATACTTACGACTTTTTGAATACAATTAACAACGAGCAAATAGAATATATAAAACAAAATTTAATAAAATACATTGAAGAAAAATAAATTTTTGTATTTTTAACGCAGTTATTAACAAAAAAAAACATTATGAAAACAATAAACATTCACGGTAAAGAATATGTAGAAGTAAACGAAAGAATTAAATACTTCAGAGAAGCTTATGACCACTGGTCATTAATAACTGAGTTTATAGAATTAACAGAAAAGCGATGTGTTATGCAAGCTACTATTTTAAACGAAGAAGGCAGAAAAATAGCAACTGGTACAGCTTATGAAATGCTAGGCAGCTCTTTTATCAACAAGACTTCTTTTATAGAAAACTGCGAAACCTCAGCGTGGGGTCGTGCTTTAGCAAATTTAGGTATCGGTCTTGACACATCTATTGCAAGTGCTGACGAAGTATTAAACGCTAAGAAACAACAAGAAACGCCTAAGACTAAAGAAGAACTAGACGATAATAAATATCAAGCTATGATTGTAGCAATTGGTGAAGGTAAAATAAGTATTGTTCAAGAAAGAATGAAAAACTATAGCATTACAAAAAAGCAAAGGCAAAAGCTTAATGAGTTGATTTTACAAGCTGACTTAAAAATAAAAATAAATAATAAATAAATAAATATGAAAAAGTACACACATCCACATTTAAAAGGTAATTTGATCTTGATTAAAAAATGGTCAAAAAATGGAATTGAAAAATGTAAGATTGAAGACGAAGACGGTTACGAACATATCGTAAACTCTGAAAATCTTAAAGAAATTAAAACAAAATCTAATAAAAAGAAAAAGAAATAATGGAAGTAAAAGGAAAATTAATTAAGAAGTTACAAGCTGAAGCTGGTACGTCTAAGAAAACAGGTAAAAATTGGGAAAGTCAAACTATCTTAGTAGATACTGAAGAAAAATACAACAATATAGTTGCAATTAAATGTTTTGGTGATAAGGTAAAACAAATGAACAAGCTAAAAGAAGGTGATATGGTTTCTATTAGTTGCAATGTTTGGTCACGAGAATACAACGGTAAATACTACAATCAAATTGACGGCTGGTTTTTTGTTAATCAAAATGAAAAATCAACCG